TTACGTGGTGTGAAATCCTCTGGTGCGAAGATGGTTGGTGTGACAATGAGTGGAACGTATGGTGCGTAGACGTAACCGGTCTCAAGGTAAGAACCACCCTTGTAGCCGACGAGGATCTTGTTACGTGGGAAGTAAGGATCCTTGTAGACTGTGAAGCGGTTAGAAACTGAGCCGATTGCCTCTGCACCGATTGTGAATGGAGAAGCGACCTGTCCCTCGCCATCGATTGAAAGCTTAGGCTTGTAGAGGATAGAGCTCTCGAGAATTGTTGCAACGTCTGGGCCGCAGACCATGAAGTTTGCAGAGCCGCGGAGTGTCTTGCGGTGAATGGTGTTTGCAACGTCGATGATTATCTCAACGAGTGTCTCGTACCACTCACGAACTGTACCGGTGAAGGCTGGTCCGATCTGGAGGCCGTCAGCGAGGGCGGAGCGTGCTCCTGTAACCTTGTTAACGAAGCGACCAGGTGAACGTGACCAGTAGTAGTTTGCACCGTTTGCCTGTGTGACGAGGTCGTTGAGGATCTCGCGGTCGATCTCGAGAGCAATCTGCTCAGAGAGGATCGAGGTGAGTTCGACCTCGGCGTCCATTGAGTGGTACGCGTTGAGGTCTTGCGCGAGTTCAGGTGACCAACGTGCGCGGAGCTTGCGGGTCTCAGCTGTCACAGCGATAGACTCGATACGGATGTCGATCTCTGGGATAACTGGAGATGGGTTTGTTCCGAAGTCAGATTCGAAAGAAGGCACTGTAACTGTGCTGCCAGCTGCGCTGTCAACTGAGAGTGCAGATGAAACAGCGTATGTTGCGTGAGCTGTGGCTGTACCTTGAAGCTGAGATGCGTTTGTTGCTGCAACAAGTGCGAGAAGGTGTGCACCGCCGAGTGGGTTTGGTGTCCAAACCTTGGAGGTGTTGTTCCAGTCACCGCGCTTGTTGAGGCGACGAAGGTTCTTGATGCCTGTGCCACCTTGGAAAGTCTCGCCCCATGCGAGTGCGTTGGTGAGACCGCTGTGAACAGCGACCTGATCGATTGCAAGTGCGTCGACGTTTGATCCGAGATCTGAGAGCTTGACAACGACGAATGCAGCATCGAGTGTTCCTAGTGCAAGAGCATTCTCGACCTGTGGGTCGAAATCTGCGTAGCGAGCGTTAGATCCGCTGAACATGGAATCAGATGTGATCATTGCACCCTCAACCCATGTACCAGCAGAGTTCCAAGAACCTGAAGCATTTCCTGTTGCTGATGAGTCGTAGGTGAGATCGAGTGTAGAAACTGATCCTGTCACGCGGCTGTAACCTGCACCAACGAGGTCGTACATACCACCAGCTGCAAGAGATCCAGATTGGACGCCCTTACCACGCGGGTTGTTGTAGATCGATTGACCGCTTGTATATGTTGATGTAGAATCTCCGCTGATTTGACCAACGCTGGAGCCGTAGGTATAATCAAGATAGAAGATTAGACCTGATGGAAGGCTCATTGGTTGGATGGAGACGAGCTCGTTGGCAACGAGGCCACCGAACACGCGGCGAACGATTGGGAATGCAATGTTGCTGAAGCCCTGGATCTGGCCGGAAGAAGCAATGTTTCCGCCGCCAGAAGAAAGAGCTGAGCTCTCCTTGAGGACCTGTGCTGCTTGGTTCTCGAGAAGCTGTGACATCGTCTCGCGGCGTTGACCGTCGAGTCCACGGAGGAGACCTGTGCGGCTCCACTTCTCTGTTAAACGGGCGCGCTCTGCACCAACGTGCTTGTCGCGAATGCCCTGTGCTAATTGATCTAAGCTAAAATACTTCATTTTAAAAAACTCCTAAGATTCTAAAGTTGGTTTGTGTTAATAAGTTTCACATCACTTAATGATGCCCGCGAGCTTAGCCCAACGATCAGCTTCGTAGCCTTCGTTGAGAGTTGTAGCCGCGGGACGCGCGGGACGTGACGAAGAGCCGATAACACTTCGGTTAGTGGACTCAGAAATCTGACGTCCTGTTGAACCGCCTTGAAGGGTCTTCACCAAGCTCTCGTAAACAAGCTTCACTTCACGAACATTTGATGCCTCGTCCAATCTCTCAATTACTTCGGCCTTCTGGCGCTTTGTGAGAGACTCGTTCTGGAGAAGCTTGTTTGTGAAAAGCAGCTTCGCGTTGAACAGATTTGTTTCTGCCAACTTTTCGCGGAGTGTTTCGGTCTCCTCCGCCAACCGTGTGGAACCGCCATTTGGAGCGGATTCTTGACGAGCATTTTCAAGTATGCTCTGAAGTTTATTTGCACGTCGAACCGATTCGTT